ACCCGGAATGGATTTTTATGGAATGCCTAACGACCTTAATGTGGACAATTATCATAAGGCTACAGTAGAAGAGCTAATAGAACACTTTAAAGGAAAGGAGGAAATATGAAGAATATTAAAGATTTAACAATCAAAGTAACTTATCGAGTTGGACTTGGTAATGTTGAAGTCCCTGACGAAGTTTATAATGAATTAGCTAAAGCCTATGATGAAGGTGGTGATGTACCTGAATGGGATGATGAGCTTGAAAACGCAAAAGACTGGCTTAGTGATAATATTCGAGAAGCGGATGCAATGGAATGGGAATATGAGATTGATGATTTTCAAGATGAATAATTAAAAAAAATAAATTATGAAACAGGCATTAGAAGAAGCAGCAAAAGAGCATCAAAACGGTTTCCCAACTTGTGAAGATGATTCTATTTGTGCCGGATTTATTAACGGAAGACGCCATCAATGTTATAAGTCGTTTATCGCTGGCGCCAAGTGGCAATCAAAGCAATCTCCGTGGATCAGCGTAAAAGATAAATTACCGGAATTAGGAGATCCTGTATTAATCAGGCTTAAAGATGGTACAGTGAGGCTTGCAGTTTTGGATACAGACGATAATAGCGATGCATATTTCTGGAGTGATAATTATTCCTATGAAACGATTAGCGGTTGGGATACAACCCATTGGATGCCAATCCCTCCTCTTGAATCAAAGGGAGATTGACCATGAATGATACTATACAATCCCAAACTGTTTCTATAAAGGGGATAAATGATGCTGTAGCATATATTGATTTCTGTGATGGAGATTTATGTGTTTCAGTTGTAGTAGAAGGCAAGCAAGCAGACTTTGCTTTTGAGCCTGTTACTTTGAAAATGTTTGCCCATGCTTATAAGTTACATTGTGAGGAACTAAAGAAAGGAGAATTAGATGAATAATATATTTACAATTTGCTATTCAGAAGAAGAAGCTAACGAAATTGGACATTTCATAATGCGAAAAGGCTATGAAGGCGTTCAAAATGATAGTTACAGATATTGTCGTGAAGCGATTTGGTGGGCCTTTAAAGAAGCTAAAAGTCGTCATTCGGGTTTCATATATGTTGGCGTTAGAGGTTGTCAAATGATTGTGTCCAAGACTAAAAGGGGACTTCGCAGAAACGGACTTAAATACATCGAGAAGAAACGAATGTTTTACAAATTATTGAGTAGATATTAAGTAAATTAAACTTATAAAGGATAAGTTATGTATGTAACAAGAGACAAAGACGGTGATTTGTGCCTTTTCAATGCACGACCCGTAAAGATTGATGAGTGTGGATATTGGCAACCAGCCAAAACTATGCTTGATTGGATTAAACTTGATACCGCCCTGTTTCCCGAAGTAAGTTGGGAAGATGACGAGCCGACAGAAGTGGAATTAGTGAAGAAAGGAGAATAACTATGCCAACAATACTAAGAGAAACTTATCCAACAGCCAAGAAAGAACATAGGTGTGAGTTTTGTTGTGAAAAGATAGCGATAGGACAAAAATATGTCCGTCAGACAAATATCTATGATGGAACTATCTATGACTTTGTCACACATCAAGAATGTAATGAGGTAGCTCATGAATTGAATATGTACGATGATTGTGATGATTCAGGTTTAGACGGAGACTCTTTTCGTGAAAACTTGAACGCATACGTATATGCCAACCATTACGATGAACACACAGATGATGTTTATACTAGTTGGCAATTGAATCATTATGAGATAGCGAAGAAAATATTGAAAGAACTTAAAACGGAGAAGCAAAATGGATCGTACAATAAAATTCAGAGGCAAAAGCATATACGATGAAGAATGGCTGTATGGCTCTCTCATTAAGATCGAAAAGGATAGATATGCCGTCATTCCATCCTTAAACGATATCGAAATAGGGAAAAGCATCGGTATGTATGAGGTCTGTCTTGAAACCATAGGTCAATTCACCGGCTTGTATGACAAGAATGGTAAGGAGATATATGAAGGAGATATTCTCGGAACTGATATAATAACGGTAGGATGGGTAAAAGGTGGCGTCAGAGGCTATTGCTATGATGTCGTTTATATCAATCATCCAACAGGTGACAAAAGATGGTCGTTATATGGCACTGTAATGGAAGATTTTGAAGATAGAATAAAAGTAATAGATAACATCTACGATCATCCGGAATTAATCAAGGAGGAATAAAATTATGATAGAAAGAAAAGGTTGTAAAGAGTTTCAAGAAACAGGACTTCTCTTGTTTGTAAATCAGTTCTTACATGTTTTTGGTTGGGCCATTGTTATATGTACTGATGAATGTTCTGGAATTACCATTATGTATCCTGCTCGTGTAAAATTTCGAGGATTTGATGATAAAAGTGTAACAGAAGCCTACATAAAGCTATCTGAATACATGAAACAAAATTCAGAGAAACTGCTTGAAGAAATCAATAATCGGAAGGAGGAATAGCCATGCCAGCAAATGAAGTATTAGACTTAATTATCAAAATAGCATTGTTTTTTATTAATGCTACAACCGTTGCCTTTATCTTAATCATGATAAGCAAATGGCATGGGCGCATGGAGAATAAGCTGAACGATATACAAATGTATATTCAGCATGTAACGGACCGTAACGACATTGTATACATCAATCAGCTTGAAAGCCTCAAAAGAGAGCTTATAAAGGCTGAGCGTTACGAAGATGTAGAAAAGATAAGCAAGTGTATTGAACGGGAATACGATTATCTTAAAAGAAAGATGGAAGACAGAGAACAGATAATTAATCCTTTAAAATGATCATGAACCAAGAAATAGACAATAACCTTCTGGCGGAATGCTTGAAGGCTGCAATGAAAGAAAAGATGCTAAATAAAGACTGGGAAGTAAAGTTATGGGCTTGTTCTCGGTATAATGCACTAATCTGGGCTAAAAATGTAAAATAATAAATTTAAATCATTAACTTTGTGCTACATGTCAAGTGGCATGTAGCTAATCTGACGAAAAGACATGGGATTATCAATAAAACAGGAAAAATTTTGTAATTACTATATCGAGTGCGGAAACGCATCCGAGGCATATCGCCGTGCATATTCTTGCTCTAATATGAAAGATGAATCGATTAATGTTAAGGCTTTTGAATTGTTAAACAACGGTAAGATTACGGTAAGGGTAAAAGAACTTCAAGAAGAACTCAAGAAGAAATCGGATATTACAAAAGAAGAGGTTTTAAATATGCTTAGGAGTTTTATGTATGCTGATATACGTAATTTCCTTACTATAAAAGATGGAAATGTTACTTTCAAAGATAGCGAAGACTGGACAGATGAAATGGCGATGCAGGTCGAAAGTGTAAAGCAGGGGAAAGATGGCATTGAAATAAAACTGAATGGGCGTACATGGACTATCCAACGAATTTGCAAAATGCTTGGATTTGATTCTCCGCAAGATGTCAATGTGAACATGATATCTCCTATGACTAAAGAAGAAGCCAAACGAATCATAGAGGACTTATGACAAGAGAAGGATATGATTACATACGGGCGTTTTGCTTGTCAGGGACGTTAAACTATACTAGATACTTTTTTAAGGCAAGATTTGGTCGTAAATTTGTAGTAAACGACCATCACGTAAAGATATGCCAGGCTCTTGATGATGTGATTGACGGAAAGATAAAAAAGCTAATAATAAATATAGCTCCCAGATATTCCAAGACAGAATTAGTAGTAAAAAATTTCATCTCATATGGGCTTGCAATCAATCCATCTGCAAAATTCCTTCATTTATCTTATTCGGATGATCTAGCTAATGATAATTCAGAAGAGGTAAGGGATATAGTTAAGTCGGAAGAGTATAAGCGTGTATTCCCTTATGTGGACATCAAGAGAACAAGCGATGCCAAAAAGAAGTGGTATACGACAGAAGGCGGAGGAATGTATGCTACAGCCGCAGGAGGACAGGTTACAGGTTTTGGGGCCGGCGCCGTTGATGATAAGGACGATTTATCTAAAGCATTGGAAGAGTTCAAACCTTCTCCTAGATTTGCTGGGGCATTAATTATTGATGACCCTGTTAAACCTGAAGATGCAATATCTGATACTCCTAGAGAAAAGGTGAACCAGAGATTTGAGACAACTATAAGGAATCGTGTTAATTCAAGGAACACTCCTATTATAATTATTATGCAAAGACTACATGAGCATGATCTTTGCGGATATTTGATGGAAAACGAGCCGGGAGAATGGACTGTTTTGTCCCTTCCTGCAATAGTGTATGAAAATGGGAAAGAGAAAGCTTTATGGGAATTTAAACACACGCTCGAAGAGTTGTATAGGATGCAAAAGGTGAATAGTTATGTTTTTGAAACTCAATATATGCAGAATCCGACTCCTATGGAGGGATTAATGTATGGCAAGTTTAAGACTTATGAGACTATTCCATTAACTAACAGAGCAATAAGAAAGAACTACACAGATACAGCTGATACGGGAAGTGATTATTTATGTTCTATTGATTATATTGACACCGAGATAGGGAATTTCATTCTTGATGTTCTTTTTACGCAAAAAGAGATGGAGTTTACCGAGCCGGAAACAGCTAAGATGCTTACTAAAGACCAAATATCCAAGGCAAATATAGAAAGCAATAATGGAGGAAGGGGATTTGCTCGGAATGTAGAGAAGCAAATGCGGATGATTGGCAATCCCAAAACTCAAGTAAGTTGGTTTCATCAGTCAAAAAACAAAGAGGTTCGCATCTTTACCAGATCTTCCGAAGTGATGAATCTTACTTATTTTCCTACTGATTGGGAAAGAAGATGGCCGGAGTTCTCATCTCAATTGAAAACATATAGAAAGAAAGGGAAAAATGCTCATGATGATGCCTGTGACGCTCTTACTGGAACTGTAGAAATGAGGGGCGAAATAGATGTCTTATACTACAATAAAGAGGAGATAGGGACCGATAATCAAGTATTTGTTGAAATACATCCAAATATAAACGGATTATTTATAATGGTTTCTTATTGTGTTGTTGACAAAAAAATATTTCTGCTTGATTGCTTGTTCTCTGATTCATTGATTCCTATTGATTCTCTCATTAATAAAATTGATGGGAATGTACAAATGGAGATTCCTCTTGAGATGAAACATTACGCAGATGATTATAGAAAACTTATAGATTACAACTTGTGGGTAAGAGAAGAGATAACGGACAAGAAAAGTATGATTGAATCATACCAATCTATTATTAAGAATATTCGTTTCCCTGAAGCCGATAATTCGTTTTTTGCTATAATAGCTAACATGTCTGATTATGATGGAATTAATAGTTTTGAAGCCATGTATGTATTGTCTTGTATATGTTCTCGTGTGAAATCTTCAAGTATGATATAATTGCATAAAATAATTATCTATTTTTATTTGGACTAAATAGAAATAATTTCTATATTTGCGGTGAGGATAACAATCCCTTCGTGTGAAGATGCACGGAACCTATAACTTTTATGCTATCAGCCTTTTTGTTAGCATATATATCCGTAAAGACCACTTCATCTCGTAGGGAATGGTTATCTCAAATCAGATAATCATTCTTTTTATGCTTAAATTAGGAAATTGGTTTCAAAAAAAGATTAATATATCTGCTCCTTCCATGAGGGAGGCGGTAAAGGCTATTGAAAAGGATTCTAAAGGGAATTTCTGGTATCTTACCAATTTCTTCTCACCATCAGGTAAAATTAGAAATGACTATGATCTAACTTTAGATCAAGATAAAGCTGACTCTCTTCTTGTGTGTACTCCGTTCTCTACTGTTATAAATAAAGTCGGTTCTCTCTTTGCAAATGGGAGAATATATGTTACAGACAAGGACGGAAACGAAAAAGAGGGATATAATAACATTAGGGAATTATTATCACGTCCTAATCCACTTCAAACAAGGGCTGGATTTTTTAAAGAGATTGAGATGTCTCTAAAGCTTTTTGGATATTGCCCTATTTTTACTGTAAGATCGTCTAGAAAATCATTGCCGCTTGCAATGTATGTTATTCCTGCACAGATTTTTCACATGGTTTCTTCTGGTAAATTATTTCGCCAGTATGATCTGGAAGATATTGTTTCTAAAGTATATCTTGAATGGAATGGTTCGCAGGAGGAATTATCAGATGAAGATTACTTTGTAATCTATGATAGTTCTGCTAACATAAATGGTGTAAATCAAGATATTGATTTTTCGTCTGTCACTGATTCACTTTCTATGCCGGTTAATAATTGGATAGCGGCAATGACGGCTAGCTATCAGTTAATTGTAAATGGCGGTCCTAAAGGTATTATTTATTCTGATTATTCAGATAAAATGGGTAATCAGGTTATGACTCCAGATGAGAAAGAAGCTTTGGAATCTAAATTAAAAGAGAAATATGGCATTCTCAATAAATTTCCTATCCTCACATCAAAAATAAAGTTGGGATGGATTCCTTTAAATTATGATTCATCCCAGCTCAAACTTCACGAGGAAGACGAGCGGTGTAGTAGAAAGATTTGCAATGCAATAGGTATTGATTATAGCTTATTTGATGAGTCTAAATATGACAATAAAAGTATTGCTGAGAAATCTGCTTATCAAGGTCTTATTATTCCTGATTCAGAGAAAGTGACAGAAGCGCTGACGGAAGCTATTTGTCCCAAAGGTGTTTTTATAAAACTGGACTATACTCATGTTGATTGTCTTCAGCAAGATAAGTCGGCATCTTCTTCAGCATTTCAGAAAATGTCTTCTTCTTTAATACAGTTGGTCGAAAAAGGACAAATAACCCTTGATGAATCTAGAAATGAACTGGCAAAGTTCATTGATATTGATCCTGATAACCCCAAAGGTGAATTAAAAATAAATAACTCTATTGAAAATGGATAAAGCTAATAAATATAAGGGTAGGCTGGGGATGCAGTATAAGACATTCTCAATTAATTCAAAAGATGTCAACTATGACGGTGAAAGTCGGACGATCAGCGGGTACGCATCTGTATTTGGCAATAAAGATAAAGCAGGTGATATCCTGATAAAAGGGTGCTTCTCAAAAAGTATTCAGGACCGGGGACCGGAAAGTGCGGCTAATGACAAGATAATCATGTTGTGGATGCATGACATGGAAGAACCGATTGGGAGATTTACTGTCTTGAATGAGGATGGCAAGGGTCTCTATTTTGAATCGGTAATTGATGATGTCCCGCGCGGCAACCAGGCTATAAAGCAACTTGAGTCGGGTACATTAAATCAATTTTCCATTGGGTATCAATATGTGCATGAGAAATGCATGTATGACGCTGAGAAAGATGCGTATATTGTCAAAGAGGTCTATCTTTATGAGATATCTGTTGTCTCTATTGGGTGCAATGGAGAAACAGAATATTTAGGACTAAAATCTATAGAAGATGCTGAAAAAGCTTATGAGAAATTAAATGCCGAAATATCTGAAGTGTGCTCAGGGCTGTCCGCACCCAAGCAGCAGAAGATACAGAGAATTATATCAAAGGTAATATCACTTTCATCTTTCAAGCCGGAGAATCGAAAAGAATCATCACTTGAAGGACAGAAAGCCGATATGCACGGCAATAAGGTAAAATCAATGTTCAAAAATTTAAAATTAAAGTAAGTATGGGAAAAGAAGCGAAAAAGATTGAGTTTAAAGACTACCTTGATACTAAAGGATTGTCGGAAGACGAATCTAAAGTTTTCGATGTGTTCTCTAAAGGACTTGATGGTTATATGGAAGCCCTTTTTGAGCAGTTTATGAAAGACGAAATTGATTCTAAGTCTATGAAAGAGTCAATTGAAAATGCAACTCAGTCTATTGAAGAGTTGAAAAAAGAAGTCAAGGGATTTGCAGACAGTGAATCTATCAACGAGCGTTTGAAATCCTTTGAGGAAACTATTGTACGCATTAAGGCAGCTACTGAAAAAACAAAAGGAGGAACATATAAGTTAAAATCCATTGAAGATCAACTTCGGGAACAATTAAAAGCTTATATCACCGAAAATCAAACCGGTTGTTCTACAGTTGATTTGAAATCTGCATGTAAAGCATCTCCTGGCAATAAGCTAGAGTTGAATCTGGTAGTAAATACAAAAGATGCCGCAGTTATATCTTCTGGTTCTCTGGCTCCTCATTACGGTGTTGAGGTTGATCCGAATTTATCTGTAAATCCAAGATCTCAGACTGTAATTCGTAATTACGCAAGTGTTTCCGGGACTAATAGCAGGTCGCTTATTTATGCGGAATACGTTAGCAAGGATGGTGATGCCGCATGGGTTCCTGAAGGTGGGCTAAAGCCGTTGATGGATGCAACTCTTTCGGAAAAAACCGTTACAGCTGCCAAAGTTGCTATTGCTGCTAAATTTACAGAAGAAACTCTTTCTGACTTCCCAAGCTTTGTGAATGAGGTGCAAACAGAAATGGTGAATAAACTTGGCATAAAAGAAGAACAGGGGATCTTGACAGGATCTGGATCGTCTGGAGAAATTAAAGGGGTAGCCGCAGACATGCCAGCTTTCTCTTTGACAAACTTCTATATTGACAAGGCAAATATGTTTGATGCCCTTGTAGCGGCTTATTCTCAAATCGTTTCTACTAGCGAAATGGCTTATCGCCCTAACCTGGTATTGATGAATCCTTTGGATTACGCTTCAATGCAGTTGACGAAAGATGCTAATGGGCAGTATTTGAGACCATTCCGATACAACGATGAGTTGATCCAGGGATTAAGAGTTGAGACTACTACCGCGGTGAAACAGGGCGATTTCATCATGGGAGATTTCTCTTATTTGAACATCCGTGACTTATGGAATCTGTCAATCTCACTAGGCTGGGAAAATGACGATTTCAGAAAGAATATCGTAACGGTGCTTGCTGAAAAGAGATTGATGTGCTATATCAAGTCTCAGTATAAAACAGCTTTTGTAAAAGATAAGTTTAATACTGTAATTGAAGGTATTACAAAATCAGTTGATTAACATATGGGAAAAGAATATAACATGAATTTGACAAAGCGTTACAAGGTAACGTTTATCAAGGATGGTACAATGTATAAAACTGGAGAGGAAGTTATGGTAGGTATGCCTCTTGCCAGCAAGTTTTATGCAGAAGGGAAAATTGAAGCGACTAGCGAATTGCTAAACGATGCTAAGGCATTAGGGTGCGAAGAACTTTTCACAAAACGTAAAAAGACTAACTCATGATTATTGACGGTTCATATTTCACTGGAATGTTGAGTCTTGGCATCATTTGGGATATAGATTCAGATTCTCCGACTCGTATTGCGGAGAGGGATAACTTACAATCATATATAGACCGATATGAAAGACAATATCTTCAGCTTGTTCTGGGTGAGGATATGAGCCGTCAATTCTGGGATTACCTTTCTTCTCATTCCGCCGAAGATAAAATCGAAAAATGGGATACCCTTAAAGAGAAGCTTTCTGAAAAGGGGTATAGTCCGCTTGCTAACTATGTATATTTTCATTATGTTAGAAGATGTGGAGTAAAGCAGACTCCGACAGGGACCGTATATGGTTCAACGGAGGATCGCGCTAATCCGAATAATCTCCTTGTGTCAGCATGGAATGACATGGTAGAGATGAATGAGTCTTTATTCCGTTATCTGTGTGGTAATAAAGGTTATGATGGTTTTGAGTTTGATAAGAGTATGTTGGAAGAAATAAACACAATGGGTATATGAAGTCAATCAATAATATATTCAGAGATATAGTCTCTTCCACATCCGGGATTTATGGCAAGAATATTTCCTATATGTTTGGTGATTGGGATTATATTGCCGGTATACTTACCGAATGGGCTGAATCGCCTAAAATGAGTAAATTAAGATTTCCTATTATCTGTCTTTATTCTCCATATACCGAGGATCGTACAGGAAAGGATCGTACAACGACTCTTGAACTGGCTATCATGGTAGACACCTTAAAGGATTATACGAATGAAGAACGGGAAAAGGTCTCCTTCGAAGGGGCGCTTCGCCCTATTTATGATGCGTTTATTAAAAGTATCGATAAGTCTCCTGACCTGGTGCATAAGTATAATAATAGCATTCCTCATTACTACGAAGAGAATTATCGCTACGGAAGAAAAGGAGTAGAGGCTAATGGTAAACCATTCAGAGATTTTATTGATGTAATAGAAATAAAAGATTTAAGAATAACAATCAAAAATATTAAATGTTATGGCGACAGAATTTAGAGAATGCGCCGGTGTTGCTCAGTTTAATACCGGTACTTCAAAATGTATACTTGATCCGGGAAAGGTAAAAGCCATCATCTTGGCAATGCACGGATATAAACTTCCTAAGAATGTAACCGCTGAGGCGTTGCAGGCTGCGTGTCACGATGACAGACCGGCTCGTATCTTTCCGATCAAGACGATTGTTGAATATGCTCCGTCTGGTGGAGAGGCCAACAAAGGTGCTACAGGATATGGGCCTAACAAGGTTACATCCTACTCAGCGAAAGATGACGTATGGACGCTGGAGGATTTCGATTCAAGTCTGAAGGCTAATATCATGGCCGCAAAAGGAGTTGCTTTTGATGCCTATTTCGTGGACGAGAATAACGTTGTGTATGGAATGAATGATGGCACCGAGGAGCTGGCGGGAATTCCCTTGTCCGGAGTTTATCCGGGCGGTCAGGACTGGGATTCTTCCGGAACGGAGGCAAACCTGACTATCGGTACAATGTTCAAGGACTATGAAAAGTACGTGAAGAACGCCGATTACCGGGTGTATAAGTTTGACGTAGTAGAAGCTTTGACAGGGCTTGTTTATGTCGAATTGGTAAAAATAGATTCCGGAGAAAATAATTATAAGCTGAAAGAACATTTCGGTAATCTTGATGTCACATCTTTCTTTGGGCCGGCATTAAGCGAAGGTGCTTCTACTTGCTTTAATGGTGCAACTGCCGTTACTTATGCAAATGGTGTTCTTACGATAACTGCTTCGGGTGCGGTTTCCCTGAAATCTCCGAAGATTCTTCAGGAAAATGGTGTTGTCGGCATTGAACAGTGGGTAGAATGAAAGTAGAGGGAGTTAACTTTGTCGATGAAGAAGTTAAGAAAATGAAGAAAAGAGAATTCATCAACAAGCATAAAACTTCTTTTTTTCTTGATAGGACAGAAACAGAAAGAGAAAATATCCTCTCTGACATATACGACAGGATCGTTAGTGCCAGACCTCCTTCAGTGGATATTATTTAAAGTGGTTTGTTTTCAGGAAGGGGGAGGCGTTTGCCTTCCCTTTTCTCTTATTTGTTAGAATATGGCTACAATTAAAGAAGCATTAGATAATGTAACCTCTCTTGTTGCTGGGTTTGAAGGAGAGATTCAGAATGTTATGGATTCGAATAAATCTCTTGTTAGGGAATTTGTGACGGAACAGCTGTATTCGGGAGTAAATGGTAATGATAAACCATTGCGTCCAACTTATTTGAATGATCCCTGGTTTCCTACTTATGAAGCCGCAAAGAGTTACGCCAAGATGAAGAAGAGAATAACGAAACCGACTCCATCTTTCCAAGGTTATCCGGCGCGAGATATTTATACTCCAAACCTCATTATAACAGGCGAATTCTATGATTCTATACGTGTCTCTTCGTCTTCAAGGGGATTGAAGATAGAAACGAGGGGAAGTGACATAGGACCGGATATTGAAAGAAAGTACGGAAGTGCCATATTGGGAGTAGGAGGAAAGTCCCGTGAGTACTTCCTTAAATATGTGCTTAATCCGGCGCTTAAAAATTACTTCTCAAAATTTGGTGTATTATGAGTTGTTGGTGTCAAGGTAATAAACGGCTTGCTTCTATAGAGAAAATGCGGGAGATCGCAAGAAAGGCTGCTAAAATGGAACAATCTGTGTTTGTCCTAATAGAAAAGCCGGATGGTACATATTATTTTGTCAAAGATGGAGAGAATTATACCGGCACATTTATTGAGTACATATATCCGTAATACGACAAACAGACCAAAAAAAAGACTACTTGGTCAGAAAAATCACGGGTGTTATACAAAAATAAGAGGAAAAATAGAACAAACCTGCCTCGAAGCAAGGGTGGGGTAACAATATTTTACAGAGTGAGGCATGGTAGAAATTTGTGTATTGATATTTTACCAAACAGCCCACTTGAAAGTGGTAAGGTTCTGGTAAGGGTAATTAAGCAATAACGGCAAGATTACGGCAAGGCCTTTTGATAAAAGCCATAGATAAGAGGAGTTGCTATCTCCTCCTCTTATCTATTCCAGTATTGTTGATGATCCTGTAAATCGTCTGCTCTGACTTTACCCCGGTTTTTGACATTATCTCTTTGATCTTTCCTCCTGACAGATACAGGTCTATCACCTGTTTTTCCTGCTCTTCGGTGATCTGTTTCCCGTTTCGGAGAGGAACTTCCCTTCTCCTTAAGATTGCCATCACGGTCGTCTGAGAGATGTTAGCATACGTCGCTATCTTTCTAAGTGTCCAGCCATCCTTATATTGCTGACAAACAAGTAGTTCTTCTCGGTCTGTGATAATCTTTCCTCTTTTTTTACTCACTTTTTCCATGTTGTTTATTTTTTTGTTTTACAAAGAATTTACAAGCAGTCTGTACGCAGACTCTTTGGCCGCCAAATGCTTATCTTCGTTTTCATCGTCATCACACCAATCCCAGATCTCAGAGTCCGTACAATGCACTGAGATACCCAAACCGCTTAATACATACTGTCCGTAACCTGTTTTCTCGATAGTAATTGCCTCGTTGTTAAATTCAAACGTCTTCATAATCTTTGTTTTTTATATTGTTATTACTTTATCTCTTATTTTGATGTTACAAAGATAGCAATTAATGTGATATGCTCCAAATAAAACAGGAAAGATATTGTGATTTACTACATTATTTAACATTGGGGCATAAAAAAGGGTAGCCCTAAAGCTACCCTTTCCCGCTGATTGGCGTCAACTTCAGTGTCGGACCGAAATCCCCTGACTTATCTATTATAATGCTTCTATTTTGGTTGCGTCTTTTAATCCCAAGTATTCATTATCATCTTTTAGCCCTGTAAGCCCAAAAGGAGTTTTACGCTCGCGTAAACATTTTTCAGTCAAATCATTAACTAGGCTGATAATATGTATAAGTGTCTCGATTGTACACTTATTGTCATCATACACATAATCATCTGCGTTGATAATATCCTTAATCAAGTTCAGCAACCCTGATGATAAGCCGAACATGCCGGCATGGTTTAAAATCTCTTTACCGAACTTTGCCAGTTCGCAAACTTGGTCTGCTGTCAGACCTTCAAACTTTTCTCTAATTTCTGAAAATTCCATAATGATACTTTTTATTTTTCGTGATTCGTGTATTCGTATGTATTCTGATGATTTACAGCGTATAAGCTGCATTGTTAGTCGTTGTAAAAGAAGTGTTCGCTTCCCTTACGGAACACCCTATATGCTGCATACAGGGTGCCCAGCAGTATTAAAAGTTCTAACATAGCAGTGTGATTAGGCGGCAGAATTCATCTCACCTTTTATTTGCTTGATGGCTTTCTTCACGTCCCAATCGTTTTCGTATAGGGCTATGATGAATCGCCTGCCTCTCTGCGTCCAGACCGTATATGTGTTGGTGTGGGTATTACCTCTTTCGCTTGTGAAAATATTGGTCCTTACATCGTGCATTCCCCATCTGTCATACGGAGCTTTCAACAGCCATTGGTCGGACTGTTTGTATTGTATGCCAAGCTCTTTCAGTTTGCTGTTGAGCTTTTCCGCATTCATCCCTATCTCCTTGGCTACCTGTGTAGTGGTCAGAGTGTTGACCGATTGTAGGTGGGTGTCGTAGTAGTTGACCTTAGGGGCGGCCTTTTGCAACTCTTCCGTTTGTAGGTTAACTGTTTCGGAAAGATGATTGTTTTCTAATAAAAGCCGTTCTTTCTCCTCTTCGGCTTGAATCACCATTAAGGCAAGCTCCTTTCGGGAAAGTTCACGTGTTTCAAGTTCCTCCCAACGGTTAATAATCTTAGCTCGCAAATTTGCATCATACCCACTTGCAAGGAGTAAACAGTCTTTTTTAGTAAGTTGGTAACAAGGGCTTTCTCTGTTAGATTTGTCAATATAAGAGGTCAATTCAAAATTGAATGCACCTCTATCTTCCAGTTGTTCAAGGATATTGCGAATGTCTCGCATTACATTTGAATGGGCTTTGCCTGTGAGTTCTGCTATTTGCAAAGAACTCATTGTGTTCTTGACTTCTAATAATCCAGTCATAACTTCAGAATTTTGAACAATAAAAAACTGCGCTACGTGCTGTTCAAGTTTCCAAAGCAAAACTCCGTGGGTATTTCTACTCCACGACACGGCGCAGTTATATCCATAATATTTTAAGATACACTAAATATGTATGGGCACAAAAAATGCCGCTATGTTTGCGGCTTCGTACCGCTTCGGAATTTGAACACTACAAAGGAAAGAATAATTTTTGATATTTCAAAATATTGGAGAAATTTTTATTCTAAGAACGCTTGATTTCGCTTTCGCTACTCTTTTTAGATAAGATTAAATTTGTTGCCATGTGAATCGTACAATTTGGCATTATAGACAGAAAAACGGCTGCCCTTTCCCGTTGTACTTCACCTCACAAGGCAGTGGGTGCATTAACACTCCACACGGGGGTAGCAGCCGATATATTAATATCTTAACTATAAAACAAAATGTTATGGCATAAAAAATGCCTACGCAAATGGCAGGCTTCCGCTTGCCTTGTGAATTGAAGTACATTGCAAAGGTAGATATAATATTTAAATATCCAAATAAAAACCGATTATTTTTCGTAACGTTTTTTATTTCCTTCTCTTGCAATTCGATGGTGGCTTGCTGTTGTTCTGCTTTTACTTCGAGCTGTTTTAGGCGTTCTTCACGCTTTGCAAGCGTGGCTTGTGCAATCGTAAGGGCACGTGCCATGATTTCTTCGGGGGTGTCTTCCGCTTTGGTGGCAATGTAGCCGCCAGTGGTTCGTACTTCGTGAAGGATTTGTTTTACCCCCTTCTTGAATTGTTTGGCAATTGGTTTACGGGATTGCATAAGGACTTCATATAATCCGTCCTCGGTTAGCATCCAAACTTCCTGATTCCCACCGGGGGTCGTAACAATATTACGAACCTTTTCATCATCATCTACGAGATTAGTTAACTTGCTTGAATTGCTTTCGGAGTATTCTAATACTTCTCCTACTTCTTTGGCTAAGAACAATGGATTTTCTGCTGTTCCATAAACGGCGAATTGGTGTCCAAGCAATTCGGTTTGTTTTAGGACTTGAATTGGTTGATTTAGCATAATAATAAAAACGCGCCTACTACGAGCTGCTAAATCAACCATAGGGTTTATTTTGGAGGCGTTTCCGTATCTCCACTCGGTAGGCGCAATATCTTTAAAACGATAGATACTACTACAATATGTCTTGGCAAAAAAATAACTCCCAATGGAATCCATAGGAGTTTGCCACCCCTATAATTGATTTAGCACTGCAAATATACAACCTTTATTTGAAATACAAAAAGAAAAAGCGGGAAATATTTGCGAAAAAGTGAATTATAAGTTACCTTTGCGACATGAAACAGGAACGGAAAATATTATTCTATAAAGACTACTTCATTTCATTCTATCGTTCACTGGATAGCGGAGCGCAAAAGAAACTTGATTACGTGTTGGGCATGCTCAAAATACAGGAACGGATAAGTGAGAAGTTTGTAAAATTTGTCCGTGACGGCATTTATGAAATCAGAGCGTCTTATGACGGGAATATTTACCGTGCATTCTTTCTATTCGATGAAGACAACATCGTGATGCTGTTCAACGGATTTCAGAAGAAAACGCAAAAGACGCCGGAAAGTGAAATTAAAAAAGCATTGGAACTTAAAAAAGAATATTATGCAGGAAAAAAATAACATTGGCAGCTTTGACGCCATACTTGATGATAAATATGGCAAAATAGGGTCTCCCGAGCGTGAAGAATTTCACAAGGAGGCTTATGCTTATTGCATAGGGCAAATAGTCTGTAACGCACGTAAACAAGAAAAAATGACGCAATCTGAATTGGCAGAAAAAGTCGGTACTAATAAAACTTATATATCAAGGATAGAAAAGGGAGTTATCGAACCTGGGGTCGGATTGTTTTTTCGTATCATCGACGCACTCGGTCTCAAATTCGAGATTGTAAAGCCTGTGATGTAAAGGGAAAGGGAATGATATGGAAACTTACACTCTTGAGGATATAAAGGATAAGGTTTATGGAGAAATCGGTACTCCGCGCCGGGATAAGATTGAAACCGAACTTTCCAACCTTCGTGTCGGGCTTCAGATACGCAATGCTCGTGAAGCAAGGAAAATGACCCAAAGCGAGCTTGCAGGAAAGATAGGAAAGGAGCGTTCTTTCATATCTAAAGTTGAAAGGGAAGGGAGCAACCTTACTCTTTCCACGCTTTACGACATTGTGACTAAAGGGCTTGGGGGTAAATTGAACATAGAGGTACAATTTTAACCATGTTTTAGCTAAAACGGATTAAAGCAGTAGAGTAATTTGTCCGTTAGTTTGCTGTATACAGTTATTTAAACGCATAAATTATGAGAAAAATAGCATTTGTTCTGTTATTGTTTTCGTTCTTGTGTTCATGTGATAAAAATGAAGAATTAAAGCAAGATGAAAATTTAAGATTGAAATATAAGGGAGTAATCACTGTTAATAATGATAATAGCAGAAGGGTCGTTTTATCTTTTTATAAAGATATGACATATGATATATCAACAACGATTTCTCCTGTTTTTGGTAATGAGGGCGACAAATATATGTCTGGTGCTTCCGGTGTCTATCGTGAAGAAGATGATAGAATTATATTGGAGGAATCTGCTCAAATTGGCATATGGGAAAAAGTCGGTAAATATGAATGGAAAACAGAAAATGAAAATACGATGGAGTTATCTAAATGGTTTCCTGTAGAATATACTATGTCGGGAGATAATATCGAAAGTCTCTCTAATGGTGTAGGAATATTAGTGAAGGGAATTAAATATTAGCATGTAGAATATATTATAAACATTTAAATTACATACACTTATGAAGAAGTTTTTATTTTTATTAGCTGTATTGTTTGTCGTATCATCTTGTAGTACATCTAGTTATAGTGAAAAAAGATGGTCTATAGATTTTAGAGAGTATATAAATGACCCTAATTTTACTATAAATCCGACAGATATTGCGAATAAGGAGTTTGAACCTATAGGCTTAATAGATTTGGAATTCTGCGGAGGGGCAAAAGTAAAAAAGGAGCATAAATTGCATGTACGCAAAGTGACAGTTGATAAATGGTCCATATATTATGTCCCAACCTTAGAAAGAATGATTTCTACTGCAGTTGAAGAGGCTAAAAAGATCGGTGCTAATGGAATTATAAAATTTGATCTTATCAGAAAAGATAAAACAAAAGGTTCATATCCTGTATATGAAGTTACAGGAGTAGCCGTAAAATATAAATAGAAAGATATTATTCATCTTTCTCCTAACCAGTCTTCGCCCGCCGGAAGGTGGGCGTTTTTGTGTTGCTGAAAAGTTAAATCGAGCGTTGTTTTAATCAATTTGCTAAGTAAATTGTTTCATTAATAAATTGTTTGCTATATTTGTACAATAAAACATCATCGATAGAACAAAAAGTTAATGAACATACTAAACACATGGCTCCAGTAATCACATATTTACTAAACAATGCTCCTTGGATAGCTGTTATAGTATTAGCAATCATTGGGAGTTGGAAACTGTCAAAGTATCATGCTAAGTTAGAAGAAACTAGGAATAAGGTTGATAGTCTTCCTTGTGATAAACATAAGGACGGTATTCGTGATTCAGAACAAAGATATAATGAACTACAACGAATTGTTACCTCTACCAATGATATGGTTGTCGAAATAAACAAATGGTTAATGAAATTTGATAATGATATGATTGATAAGTTAGCAAAGAAGGCAAGTCCCTTAAAAATGACCCCTCTTGGAGAAGTTTTATTTGAGAAATCATCAGCCAAAAAAACAATAGATAATAATATTGATTTTTTAATTAAGGAACTAGAAGATATAAACCCTCAAACAGCTTATGATGTGGAGGAAGAAGCACTAAGTTATCTTTTGAGAAACATGGGAAATGAAATGTTTGCTGATATAAAGAAATTTCTTTATTATTCCCCTGATACAATTCAATTAAAAGATCCTTCTTCTGGAGAAGATAAAGATGTGAGGCTTTCAATGCAATCTATAATCAAGCTAATGAGCATATATCTTAGAGATTTATATTTAAAGAAACACTCTAATATCGTATAATATATAAAGGCGGACTAACATCCGCCTTTCTTTTTGCCTTTTCCTTTATTCCCCAATCTATTTCTTACTTCTCACCACCATTATCGCCAATTGTCTCTCTGTTTTATGAAAGAAATGTCTATTTTGTAACTATTCGCAAAGTGTTATTTCTCTTTCACGGAAATACTTATAAATCTGCGTTATAGAGCTTAATTTTATGCTGTTGAAATTAAAATTAAATTCATACAGTATGAAAGAAAAAATCTTAGTAGCACTAAAAACGAAGTATAAAACCTTTGGGTTTGGTGATAAAGCGTTTGACGGGGTGGCTGACTACTTATCTAAAACCGTAACTGAAGAAAGCCAAATAGAAACTGCTACTAGCGGGGTCGAAGGGCTTTTGAAGGCTTTTCAAGGGGACATTGATACTGTTAGAAACGAAAAAACGGGTCTACAAAAACAATTGGACGAATTGAGAAAGAAAATCGAGAATCCAGCTCCTAATCCCAATCCTTCTCCAGACGAAAAGAAAGAAGATATGGCAACTCTGATTGCAAATGCGGTAAGCATGGCTGTTAAGCCTCTTTCTGATAAGCTCGCTCAATTTGAAACCGAGAAGGCACAAGCCACACGTCAGGAGCAGGTCATTGCAAAGGCTAAGGATTATGGTATTCCCGAAAACCTTGTTCCTATGTTGAACATTCCAGAAGATGCTGACTTGGATAATTACTTCAAGGACGCAAAACAAACGTTTGCCAACGCAGGATTTCAAGATGTGAGAACTCCCGAGTCAGGTAATGGTGGGCAGAACGATGCCAACGATATTGCAAGCCTGATAAATAAGGGTACAGAAGAAATTAAAAACTCTAAACAGGATTAATTATGCCAGCAGGTTTTAAGTATGATTTAAAGCCAATTGAAGCATCAATGCCAGAAATGTGCCGTTTTGAAACGGTATATCGTTATTCTGGTGGATTCAATTTGGATATTTCGAATTTAACAGGGGTTGCGCAAATTCCGCCTCTTACCCCTTTGGTTCTTGATTTTGTAAAACGGACGGCAAAAGCTGTTATTAATGTTGAAGTAGCTGAAAAGATTACTGCCGGTTCTACTTCTTTGAAAATCAAGAAAAATTCTCTTGCATACAATGGTATGCATATTGGTAATGGAACAAATGGTGGTACTATTGAAGCTATTGACAAAAGCAATGCAGAATACGACACCGTTACACTTGCAGCTTCTCCAACGCTTGCCGCCGAGAAGGGTGCAGTATTATTTGAAGCTACTGCAGTAGCTGGGAAAACGGCAAAAGCAACGGCTACAGCATTAAACTATGCGTGGACTAAAGTCGAAGCAGGTGCGACTGTAGGTGCTATTGGTCAAGCATATGAGATTAGACCGACAAGACTCATTGTTCCTGTCTCCGATAAGGATAAAGAGACTCTGGGTGACAGATTTATGTTCACTTATTAAAGAAAGGAGGAACTATGTATTTGACTATTCAAACGTTACTAAATGATCCCGGAGTTGTAAAAGCGGTTATTGACCGCGTTCAGGCTCTAAAATTAGATCAGATATTCTGGAAAAAGCACCTTGATTTTGAAGAAACAAAATCCCGTGTGTTCAAAACATATTTGGGCACAGTAACAGGTGTTACCGCCGGTTCTGTAATTGATCGCAATTCCAATAAACCTTTGAGGGAACGCAAATCTCTAGGTTCCGGTTATGGCGAAGTAGCTTATCTAGGAGACCGCTATCAAATGGATAACGATAGACTAGATATGCTGCAAGAACTAATCAATAAGTTCAATCAGGCAAAGACTGCTGATCAACGGGCAGCATTGGACGATATTATCAATTATATTGTAGACGATATGCGTCAAGTTATGCTTGCTCCCCACAAACGTATGGATATTGTGGACGGTGATCTTCGCTCTGACGGAAAAGCGTCTGTCAAGGTAGATGATAATCCGCAAGGAATTGAAATGCTTGATATGGTACTTCCTGTTCATCGCATCACTCCAGAAGTGAAAGATAAGTTAAATTTTGTACGTTATCTCATGGAAAAGGTTGTAGAATTACGTACAAAGTTTGGCATGTTTGTATCTATGGAGATGTCTCGTAAGACTTTCATCAACAGTATTGTTGGTGCAAAAGATTTCGGCGAATTCTATAAGCAAAGCTTTGACTCTAAAGAAGTACAACTATCTGCCGGACTTATGTCTAGCGAGATGGCTACGACTATCTTCAGGGGATTGGGATTGCCTCCTATTGTTATCAATGAAGATTTGGTGGAGCTGTCAGATGGTTCTTTTAAACAGGTATTCAAAGACAACCGTATTTCTTTATTTACCACGCCTAAGCAGGGAAAGATGCGCTGGCATACTCCGTATGAAATTACTGATCCAATTCCGGGAAAGGCCTATACTCGTTCGGAAGGTGGTATGTATATTTCTAATGTACGTACAGATGAAGGCCGTTTTATGGAATATGGTGCTGAATGGATTCCGGAATATACGGCTCCAAACAAGATCGTTATTCTCGACCTTGACACCATGAATGCGTAAATATGACAACTGGTGACTACATAAAACAGAAGTTTCAGACCTTCGGCATTCAATTGTCGGAGGCTGACTTATTTGAAATCATTCTTTCATCCGGAGAGGTGGACGAGGTTGATAAAGACACTATTGATACAGTAGCAGTTGCTATTGCTCGCTTTATTCCATCCTTGCTCCTTCGGGCTACATCTAAGTCTGTTAGTGAAAACGGTCACTCAAAGTCTTTATCTTGGGATATAAATGGAGTAAAGTCCTATTATTCATACTTATGCAATAAATATGGATTAGAGGATGAATTGAATACCGATAAGGCTAAATTAACTTTTTGGTAATATGCTAGAAACAGCTCCACATAAACTGCAAATGCAAGTTATTACTCCAGAAGAGAATGACGAGTATGGCCGGCCGGTTCCAGGAACAGGCGGAGAATCTTGGCAGGATGTCGCTGACTGCTTCTGCCATGACAATTCACAGCAGAAGGAAGTGTCGGTAAACGGTGAGCGTTGGGTTTATAACTATCATGTTGTCTACGAAGGAGGTAAGATTCCTCTAGGAAACCGTGTAAGATGCTTGGATTCTGACGATAATACTGTTGGAGAAGGTGAAGTGAAGAAAAATGCCGAGTGTTATTCGGAAGAGTTTAAAGGTAGATGTGATATTTGGATATGATTGCAACAACAGACATCGCGAACATAATATTTAAGGATTGCAAGTCTTTTGGAATTTCTGAAGTATACCAGAGAGGTAATATACCTGAAGGTAAGGTAAATGCTGAAAGGATTGTAGTTTATCCCAAGACTCAACAGCCCGATACCTATTGGGAAAGAGGATACGTTGAAGTTAATCTTTGTGTTCCTTTATCTAGATCGGGGAAGGCCAATTTGATTCGTTTGAATGAATTGGAGAGAAAGGCTAAAGAGATGTTCAAAGATGGAGTTGTAGGGCAATATGACGGTTCATGGTACCGGTATTCTTCTGAAACTATCGGGATAGAGGTAGATAAGGAGTTATGTTGTTTCTATGTGAATGTAAAATTATTATTTGAAGTATTAAACGTAAATTAAAAAGATATGAAACCGTTTATAGGAATTAAAAAGATTTGGTACGGTGATGTTATTACTTCTGCTGTAACTAAAACTAGCCTTAAAACCTGGTTAGGTACTGCTACAGAAGTTGAGAACTCTCATCAAGATACTTGGTCGTATACGGAGGATGATCCTACCTATACCGACTATATTAACGAGTTGAATGGTGACATTTATTATCGTGATGTGACGCAAAAAGGGGCTAAAACAATTGCTTTCACTATGGGAGTTTTCTCCTTTGATGACAAGGTAGATCTGCAAGGCGGAGAAAAAGTTGATACAGATGCAGGATGGGCCGCTTCTGAGACTCCGGGCATTGTCAACAAAGCCATTGTCGGACAGACAAAGACCGGAAACTATATTGTATTCACCAATGCTGCGGTCATTGCTAAAGGGAATGCTGTGGAAAAGAATATTGGTCTGGGAGTAACAGCTGTTGCTATGGAAAATCCTAGCGCCGGCGTGAAGAGTGACTATATGTTCGACGGGGAAAAAGTAGATGCCGCATGAGCTGATGAGAACGTCGCATCTATGTCTTCTGATGCTTCTCTCAATTTGAATAGTTCTACGACTAAGTCAAAGCGGGTGAACGCTGGAACTGCTGTTAACTATGAGGGGAATGGAGAGGAAGATACTTCGCGATCAGCAGAAACATTATCTATATTATAAAGTGGTGAGGGGGTGAGGATTTATGTATCTCACCCCTTTTTAATAAATATCATTATGAATAAAGCAGCCATACTTATATCAGAAGCTATCACAGGAAAGGATTTCATCCCAATCATTGTAAATGGGAAAATGTATCGCGTAAATCCGCCTACTATACATAAAATAGCCGGCGCTTCGGCCTATCTCGCAGTTCTTGATGACAACAAGGATATAGCAGGTGTTATATCTTCATTGAAGGACATTTCTGTCGCTTCTAGCGCACTTTCTTGGTTTATAGATGGAAGTGATTCATTGTCCGAAGAATTGTCTCATGGGACCTTAGAAGAAGTATTATCCGGTCTTACAGCGGCTTACTCTCTGATAGATGTGAAAAATTTTATGACGCTGTTAGGTTTAGCGAAGAACGTAGCAAATCTAACAGCAAAACAGAGGTTATAGGCAATGATTGTATGTTGGGGCAAATTGCGTCGTTCATGGATAGCCTTCATTTGTCGTATGATGAAGTCGTTTGTAAAATTCCATATCGCAATTTGATCATCATGCAAAAAGATAAGTTGCACGCTGTATACGATGGGGAGGTACTTAAGGAAGTATCTGATAAGGATTTCTTTGGTGAAAATATGAAATTTGATGAGTAATGGAAGTAACGGTTGATTTGTCGGGTCTGGATGAGTTTGTTGAAGAGGTGGAGGAGTATGCAAATGAGCTTATGAAGGAAGCGGCGCATAATGCAGTTGACACTCAAAAAGAAAGAAATGTGAGTAGCAAGAAGACTTATCAGAACCATACGTGGAATCTTCGTAATGCTCCGGGAGCTGCTGTAGTTCGTGATGGGAATATTGTTTATCTATATGTTCCGGCAGATAGCGAACATGCGGGGGCCAAAGGCAAGACAGAGAACCTGCTTTATGGGAAACTACCCAAAAACGGTGTTGTGTTCGCGGATGGGATGGAGTATGCGAGCTTTGTATCTAGCAAGGGTTTTGACGTTCTGGATTCGGCAAGCCTAACCGTAGAGAAAGAGTTAAAGGAATCATTTGGAAACGAAAATGTAAAAGTCACATGGCAGGAATGAAATTTACCGCAGATGTCAATGTCGAAGACATTATAAAACTGCGTCAAGAAATAGATAAATTAAAGAAGTCTCTAATTGCTGTTGCGGGGATACCAAATAGTGATGTAGCAATAAAACAATTAGAGAAAGAGATAGCGGCGGCTACTAAAAAATTAGAAGAGTATGAAAACAAATATCTTCAAATCCAAAAGCTGAAGCATGACATTGATTCTTCCAATGCTGCAGTTAAAAAGGCAAAGGAAGAGACAGCCGCATTGCAGTCCACTAATAAATGGATTGTAGCCAATACCGAAGCTGTAATTGAAACGGATAAGCAAATAAAACAGTTAAAGAAAAGCTTTGTTTCCCTTGCTGATTCAGAAAAAACAGGTTCTTCCGGAACTGGAATATTAAGACAGGTGCAGCAACTGGCAGCACAAAGACTAGTCGAGGAAGAATCTATCAGAAGGACAATTAAGGCACAGAAGGATCAGATAATTCAGAGTAGGGCGGAAGAAGGCAGTATAACAGCTCTCAGAAAGCAAATAATCCTCTTGACTAAGGATTATGATGACCTCGGAAGAACGCGAAGAAACGGTGATGCTGGCAAAGCGTTGTTGGCCCAAATAGCAAATGTTCAGAAGGAATTGAGTGCGGCTGAACAAGCTTCTGGTAGATTTCAAAGAAATGTAGGTAATTATGCAAGTGCATGGAATGGGCTCGGTTTCTCTGTACAGCAGGTGGCTCGTGAATTGCCTTCGTTGGCTGTTAGTGCAAATACTTTTTTCCTTGCAATTTCAAATAATATCCCAATTCTTGTTGATGAGATTGCTAGAGCTAGAAAGGAATATGCTGCATTTCAAGAAGCTTTGAAAGCGGGAAATACAAATGTCAAGGCTGTTGCTCCAGTTTGGCAGCAATTAACAAAGTCCCTTATAAGCTGGCAGACTGCTCTTGTTGTTGGATTAACTCTGCTTTCTGTGTATGGTAAGGATATAATTAACTGGATTAATACACTATCTCGTTCTTCCGATGCTGTTGATGGTATGATTGTCCGAATGCAGAATCTTAGCAAAGTTATGAAAGATGGAGCAAAACAATCAGCTGCTGAACGTGTGGAACTTGATATATTGTATAAAGCTACCCAAGACCATACTCGGTTGTTAAAGGAGCGGAATGATGCAGCAGACGAGTTACAAAGAAAGTATCCCCAATATTTTGGAAATTTATCGAATGAGGCTATTCTTGCGGGAAATGCTGCCACTGCTTATAAGTCTCTGACTGATAATATACTAAAAGCAGCACAGGCGAGATCAGCAATGAAGATTATTGAAGATAATTACAATAAGATTTATCAATTACAAAAAGCAATAAATGCAGATACTAACTGGACTAACCGCAACAGGGAAAAAACTAAGGAGGGGACGGCTAGTGTTACAGCAGTTGTTGGCAGTTCCATAACTGGATATACACAAACAGGAGAAGTGCTAACAGAAGAAGCTATGGAATACAACAGGAGGAAAAAGGCTTTGAAAGAAAACACAGAAGCCGTCAATGCTTTAAAAGCCGCTAATGATGCTCTTGTAAAATCTATAGATGTAAGTGCCTTTGTAGCTAATAATGGTAGTCCTTTAGGAACTGAAGATATTGATTCTCTCACCGATCAGCAAAATAAAATAGCTGAGTTGATGGACAAACAGGCCTTAGAACAGAAGCGTTCCGCAGAGGATATGCAGATGAAAATAGATGAAGCGCGTATAAAGGCAATGGATGAGGGATCGAAGAAGACTATTGCTGAAATAGAGTTTAATTTTGAAAAGGAAATGCAGGCCATCGACCGACAAAAAGAAGATCTCTTGCGTAAGAAAATAGATGATGCTCGTTCTATATGGGAAGCAAATCCAGAAAACAAAGGAAAAACCTTTGATGCAACCGGTATATCTTTATCGGATAGTGAAAATCAAGGTTTTAACGAGATGTATAAGATTCAGATTGCAGCTTTTGAAAAAAACTTGAAAGAATACCAAAGCCTACAAAAAGACGCTTGGAATGAATATTATATCGAATACGGGAAGTATCAAGAGAAGCGTATGGCTATCATGGAGAAATATGATAAGCAAATAGCTAAAGCAGAAGAAGGTAGTGCTGAAAAAACCACTCTTACGGCTCAAAGGAAAAAAGAACTTGATGACTTGGATAAAGACCTGTTGGACAGTTCGGAACTGTGGAGCAAATTTTTCACAGACTTCTCTAATCGATCTTCTTCATCTATCAGAAGTATAATAGAGGACATTCAAGAGCTTATTAACTACATGAATGGCGTAGAGGGTGCTCAGATACCGGATATATTCAAAGATAATGAGAATACGGTGAAAGCCATAAATGATGCCATGTCTAATCCGGCAGCTCTGAGTAAATTTATAGCTAACCTTGAAACTTCGATTAAGAAATTCAAGAAGATGCTTGACGAGAATAATCCGTTCAAGCAAATAACTGAAGGTTTTAAAACCAAAGATTCCGAAGGGATCTCTAAAGGATTTCAAGGAATAGCATCGGCTGCAAAAGAATTAACCGGCATTCTTGAAGAATTAGGGGTGGAATCAGACAGTACGGCTGGGGAAGTAACATCTGTATTAGGTAATACTGCTTCTTATGCTGCAACGGGGGCATCAGTCGGCGGTCCATGGGGAGCTATTATTGGTGGAGCAATCGGAATGGCTACTGGGCTTGTAGGTGTTCTTGGTGCTGATTATTCTGCTTATAACAAGATGAAAGAAGAATATGCTTCTTTGATTGATGTATGGGATATCCTTATTAGTAAGAAGAAGGAATATGTCGATATTAGCTATGGTGATGAAGCGCGTAAAGCAGGGCAGGAAGCAATAGATATTCTCAATAAGAAATCACAGGCTAAAATAGATTTAGGAATAGAAAGATTAAATAGTGGTGCTTCTGCTGGTTCTCATTCTATTGGGGTGCGTATTCGTAAGAGTATGACTCAGAATGAGTGGGATCAATGGGATGAATTTGCTAGATCCATAGGTATGAATCCAGATGCTATTGGAGGAAGGTTGACAGGCTTATTCAGTTTAACTGGAGAACAGTTATCTAAATTACAAGAGGATGCTCCTACTTTTTGGGCTAAATTGGATGATGATGTTAAGGGATATTTGCAGGATATAATCGACTGCAACGAGGAAATTGAAAATATGAAAGAGCAACTGAAAGAAACTATGACCGGTGTCTCTTTTGATTCTTTTTATGACAATTTCGTGTCTACTTTATCCGACATGGATAAGGATAGTAAGGATTTTGCAGATGATTTTGAGAATTATCTTAAAAATGCAATACTTTCTAATCTTGTAGCCAATAAGTATAGAAGCAAGATAGAAGAGTTGTATAATGACTGGGCAAATAAATCTGACAGCAATGGAGATGGTATTTTTGATTTAACATCTTCAGAAGCGGATGAGTTGAGAAAAGCGCAACAAGCGTTGGCTGAAGAGATGATCGCAGAACGTGATGCTATGGCAGAAGTTTTTGGGTGGACATCTTCTGCTTCTTCTCAGGAATCTTCCAAGAAAGGCTTTGCTACAATGTCTCAGGATTCTGCTGACGAATTGAACGGACGCTTCACTGCCCTTCAAATCGCCGGAGAGGAAATCAAGAATCAGAATCAACTTCAAACAATGTCTATTCTTGACTTGAAAGCAGGTATGTTGTCCATAGGTGCAAATACGTCTGGAATAAAGGATATTGCAGGAGAGGCAAGGGACCTGATACGGCTTTCTTATGAGGCTATAACGGACATTCGAGACAATACTAACGTCATGGTGAAGCCTATACAGCAGATGGCGGCTGATATTGCAGAGGTCAAGCGAAATACTAATGGGTTATCAAAAAAGTAAAAAGAAAGGCGGATGTTAGTCCGCCTAATTACTTATTGAATGTGTTGAGCTCTCCTTCAAGCTTATCCAATTTATCGGAGTGCTTTGATTGAGCTATAAGATGGATATAGTGATCACCATATATCATATCTTTTAAAATAATAGACTTATTTATAAACTCCCCCTTATGATGTCGAGTCGCTCTATCAAACATAGAAGTAAATAAAAAACTGCGGTATTGTTGATATGACATTTTTCCTCTAGTATCTCTTTGTTTTATTGGGTCTTTAGAACAATAAAAATATAGAATAACATCATTTTCATCCAAAAAATTGAAGAGTATTGACGCTATTTTATTTAAGGTTCCTGCATTATTAATAATTTCTGTCTTTGACATTGAAATCAGAGCTATATCTACAATTTCAATAGTCGAATCAATTGGTATATTCTTACAGTCAGTAAGCTTTAGAAGGTATTGGTGTCCGTCAGAGCACTCAATAGGCAGTGTGATATTCATTACTTTTTCTTAGCGGGGAAATACTTATCCTTTTTAGTTAAAAGTTCATTTTTGGTTTCACATTTCCTACGCTCCAATTCTCTCACAAATTCAAGAAGCTTTTGTGATGGTTTTTCGATTACTAATGGGTCCTGTGTGTAAGATGAAGTTTTCATATTTAATTCTCCTTTGTTTGTAACGTGTCATAGTCACGCTATTTTGATGTTGCAAATATAAATAATACAAATCAAGATTGATTGATTGATTAGCAGATTAACTATTTATACTATCGGTTTTTAATAGTTTTTAATAGTTTTGGATAGTTGGGAAGATAATCCTTTTATTTAAGCATAATTTCGCACATTTCTTATATTGTGGGATTTTTGTTTGTAAAGTAGAGATGGTTCAGCTATAAATTTACGACATTTGTCAAAGTACGAATTATCAAAAAAGTAAATTATGACAGGAGACCTACTAATCAATAACAAAGATGCCTACACGATGTGGGGAGTCAATATGGGAGATGGATTCATAGAAGCTATTTACGCTCCACTCCCTATGAAAGATGTGATTGAAAACAAATCGCGTCTACAAGACGGGAAAAGAATTATAATCGAGAACAGAAAGGTGGACGAACGGGATTTGACTCTTACATTTACACTAAAAGGAAGTTCCCCATCCGATTATACAGCCAAGTACAAGGCGTTTCAGAATGAGATAACAAAGGGGGAATTTACAGTCAAAGTTCCGGCATTAGGTGAAGAGGTTTATCATCTATACTATCTCCGGTCAGCATCTTTCGGTTTCAATACTGCAAGAACGTTTTCTAAGATTTCAGTTAAGCTGAACGAACCGAATCCTTCAAATAGGATATAAAATTGCTATTATGTAACTTTATACAAAGTGTTATTTCTTGAAGCCCAAAACTTTTGGGCTTTTTTCTTCTATCTCCGAACTTTGGGGATATGATAGACATCAAAGACATATCCGGCAACATTCGTTTTTCTACTCCTATCAACGAAGGTAGTAAAAGAAAGTTCCAGCTAATGAGTTCTGATTACATTACTCTCAAGTTCTCATTAGCTGAACCTGTCTACTTTCAGCTCGGGGATTACATTGATGACGAAAATATTGGCATGTTTGAGCTTGTAGACTTGTACAAGCCCACCTATAATTCTACGAGCGGTGGTTATGATTACGAACTCCGGCTGGACGCCTACTACTGGAAGTGGAAAAACAAGAAGTTTTTCTATACTCCGGAGAGTACCGGTCGCGAGGCGAGCTGGAACCTGACAGCCACTCTTGACGTTCATCTTAAAGTCTTCCTTGATAACCTGAAATCACTCGGATACAAATATAGAGAAGAGGATTTTAAATATGAGATTGATACTACAGTTGAAAACACCTCCAAGCTCGTTTCATATGATAGCGTAAACCTGATTGATGCCCTTACCCAAATGGCGGAGACATGGGAGTGTGAATGGTGGATAACTGATAAGACAATTCATTTCGGACGTTGCGAATACAGCTCTCCCGTAGATTTCAAGGCCGGAGATTTGACAGATACTGAGGATGTAAACGTAAGCTCCATGCACCGTAGCGATAGTCAGACGGTTTTCGCTACTCGTGTTTATGCCTTTGGTTCAACGCGAAACATTCCTTCTACTTACCGTAAGAATCTTTTTTTTGATGTCAAGCAGGCAAACGGTAGGGAAATATCCGATACGGCAAGACCACTTGATGTAAAGTATTTCCCAAGTCGCGTCGTTCACAAAGAAGAGTATCCGGTAAAAGAGAGTGTAGGTAGTGGCAGTTTTACTGCATCTTATGTAGAATGGACGCATGACACTGATATCGTAGCTTCGTTACCTGCAGGGGATTATAAGGTTTCATCAGGAGATGGCATATCAATTAATGTATCCACAGTTATTCCTTCAATCGGATCAGGACGTTCTTTTCTTCCTGCCGGTGATTATGTTTTGAGGGCATCTTATGTCTATAAATTATCTGGCGTAACTAAAGAAGTTTCTATAGGTAATCAAACGGTTACCTTATCCCAAGAGCAGCAGTACGAAGTCTCTGCTGTGTTTGCTGTCGCTTCTTCTTTGCAGATTGAAGGAAATGCTACTGATTTAAAGATCAGGATATACGCACATGTCCCATCCCGTGAATCCTCTATTCTGAATGATTCTTTCTCGGCTTATGTTTCGTATGATATAACTCTATTCAAAGGATCGTCAGCAGATGCTACAGTGACCTTTCTTTCCGGACTAAATTCGGGTAAGACATTCTCCTGTGTATATAATCCGGACCATTTAATCGGTGATTCCGCTAACGTAATACAATTGCCTAGCGGAGTAACGGCCTCGCTCGGTGATAGATATACAATTGACAACATCATTAAGGGAAAGGTTCCTGACAGCTACTTTAGCAAAGATGACAAGGAGCTTACTTTAAATGGTGTGGTCCAGAAACGTCTTATGCTCCCGGAGGAAGTTCCTTATGTGGATGCTTACCGTTATAGTCCTACAGGAGAACGTATATACATTGGTGAAACTCATTATGATGACAATAATAATGTGGAGATGTCGCAGGAAGAAGCTGTAGAGGGAATTGTCATCTTTGAAGATGAATATCCCAAATATGTCGGCACATTATCAAATGTAACATACCGGGAGGAAGATGAACTTGACGAGGATGACAATCCAACAGGAGACAAATATCGTATCTATACGTTCAAGGATGCAGGACTGAAGAATTTTACAAATGACTTCCGGCTGGACGGAGAAAGTTTCCGCTTAATCTTTCAGACAGGAAAACTCGCGGGCTTGGACTTTGAGTTACTTCTGCAGGAGAGTGATGATTCCGGTGCCACTTTCGAAATTGTGCGTAATGAGGATTACGGCCGTTACCTTCCTGATGACATTTTGTTTCCTGCTGATTCTGACACATATGTTCTTTATGGTTTTGATACGGCTTATGTCTCAGAAGAATTGATTCCGGAGGCCGAAGATGAGTTATTGAAAAAGGCAAAAGACTATGTCAAAAAGTCTATGATTGATCCTTCCACCTACGATTGTGATATGGACCCTGAGTTCATCTATAATAATGGGAATGTTATCACCTATGAGGTGGGAGACAAAGTAAACTTGATCAATAAGGCTTTCTTTCCTAAAAGCAGACAATCCAGAATAATTGGTTTTGAGTGGCCGCTGGATATTCCTTACGATCATCCAATTTATACGGTTGGAGAGACTGCCTCATATTCGCGTATAGGCGAGATAGAGAGCAAACTTGATTCTCTTACATACAAGGGACAGGCATATACCGGTTCTGTGTCAGGAAGTGGAGGAACGAGTATATATCTCATTGGTTTGAATGACAAGACTGTTCCTACGGATCGCAATACATTTTCGGCAAAAAGAATTATTGATGAGATTGAACGTCGCTCCCTTAGCAGCATTGAAGATGACAAAGCAGAAGGATTGATAACTTTCGGTAAGGGATTTGTGTCGGAAGGATTTTCTGCAGCTAACGGTGGCCTTGTAGTTCGTGGCGGAGAATTGATAGAAGAAGTTGAAGATTCATTGATTGAAGAATTAGAATAATATGG